GCCTGGGTTGTTGACATGGTGATGAATAGTAGTAAGAAAAAGCGTATTGTCATTCCGAATGGGAAGGTGTCTGAAATCGGAGACATTGTATATACCGATGGGGATCCGATCGGGTATGAAGTGACGGTGGCAGCTTTTCCGGATACAGACGGTAATACTCATTATGAGTACATTGAATAGGAGGAATCATGAAAGGAAAAACATCAACGGGGTTTGAATTTGATATTGAAGATGAACGTCTGGATGATATGGAACTCGTCGATATTATGGCAGAAATCGATGAAAACCCTTTGCTTATGCCAAAGCTTTGCAAGATGCTCTTGGGAGAGGAGCAGAAAAAAAGACTGTACGACCATCTTCGAAGCGAAGATGGCAGAGTACCGATTGAAGCTACAACAAATGCAATTCAGGAGATCTTCAACTCTCCGGGTGACTTAAAAAACTCCTGATCCTGGCCAGTATGATAAATATAGATGAAGATTCGCTGATTTGTGATTTTGCGGAAATCTACCATATTTATGATTATAGATCGCTGCCTGCAAGACGGGCGGCGATTTTTGCTGCCGGGATGAGAGAAACATCGCGAATCAGAATGAAGCTTAGTGGGGAACAGACCTCGCGTGATCTGTTTATGCAGGCTGTAATAGCAGATCGTCTGGGTATGATCTGTTACGCATTGAGTGAGAAATCTGCAGAAAAGCCTGTATCGCTGGTCAATCTGCTTCTTGGAAAAGTTGAGATGGAAGACGTGAGAAAAGATGTGGTGACATTTGATACACCAGAAGAATTTGAAAATGCGTGGAAAGGAGGAACGGAATAATGGCAGGAACAGAACTGGGAAAGGCGTATGTCCAGATCATGCCTTCGGCACAGGGAATCAGCGGTTCCATTTCCAATGTACTGAATGGAGAGTCTGCAAGTGCCGGAGAAAAGGCTGGTTCCACCATTGGAAGTAAGATCAAAGGCGCAATCGCAGCCGCTGGAATCGGTATTGCTTTAAAAAACGCAGTTGTGGAAGGAGCAGCCCTGGAACAGAGCATAGGAGGGATTGAAACTCTGTTTAAGGAAAGCGCAGGGACAATAGAAAAATATGCAGTAAATGCATGGAAAACGGCGGGAATTTCAGCCAACAATTATATGGAACTTGCAACTAGCTTCTCAGCTTCGTTGTTGCAATCACTATCGGGTGACACGCAGCAGGCTGCGAAATATACCCAGATGGCAATCACCGATATGTCCGATAACGCCAACAAAATGGGTACGGACATGCAGTCGATCCAGTGGGCTTACCAGGGATTTGCGAAACAGAATTACACAATGTTAGACAACCTGAAGCTGGGATATGGTGGCACTAAAGCTGAAATGGAACGTTTGCTGGCTGATGCTCAGAAAATCACAGGGGTAAAATATGATATCAATAATCTCTCAGATGTCTACGAAGCGATCCATGTGATTCAGGGCGAACTTGATATTACGGGAACTACGGCAAAAGAAGCAGAGCATACATTATCCGGATCGTTTAATTCCATGAAAGCTGCAGCGCAGAACTTCATGGGAGAACTGGTTTTAGGCGGCCAGCTGCAATCCGTGAAAGATGCTATGAAAACTTTGGTGGAAACTGCCTGCACATTCCTGTTTGATAATCTGATGCCGGCTATAGGTAATATTATAAAATCTTTACCCGGAGCAATCGGAACGTTTTTAGAAACTGCGATACCACAAATTGCAGAGCAGGGAAAAATTCTGATTGAAGGACTGGTGGAAGGAATCAGTACATATGTACCACAACTTGCCGAGACATTTCCACAAATGGTAGATGAATGGCTGGGAAAACTCTCTGATTCACTACCAAAGATTATTGAAAAAGGCGGAGAACTGATTTTGCAGCTGGTGAAAGGTATTGTTGAAAATTTACCGGCAGTGCTTGAATCCATGGGGCAGGTGATAAGTAGTATTGGAACATGGCTGGATGAAAACTCTGGCGCAATAGGTGAAAAACTGGGAGAACTAGTAGGTAAATTATCCAAGTACATTATTGAACATCTACCGGAGATCCAGCTTGCTATGTCGAAATTATCCCTGGTTATAATACAAGTGCTCATGAAACTTCCGGGAATAATGGTCAAATATGCGGCGGGAATGATAGCAGGATTTGTAAAAGGCATCGTTCCCGAAAGTGTGAGACAGAAGATGGAGAAAGTCAGGTATGCCATCACACATCCGATTGAGACAGCCAGAGATGCTATCAGGGCAGCAATCAATAAGATCAAGTCCTACTTTAATATCACATTGAAATTCAGGGGTATTAAACTGCCTCATATTTCAGTGAGCTGGAAAAGGAGCGGTGCGTTGGCAAAGATCGCGGAGAAGATGGGACTTCCGGGGATCCCCGATTTTGGTGTTTCGTGGTATAAAACTGGTGGTATTTTCAACGATCCGTCTGTGATCGGGGTTGGAGAAGCCGGCAGTGAAGCGGTTGTTCCTTTGGATAAACTGTGGGAGAAATTTGATCAGATGGCGGAAGCTATCATTCAGGCTTCTGGAGGTAATGTGATCAATCAGGAAATCAATATCAATCAGCCGACATCCAGTCCGATTGAGACGGCTCGGGCGATCAAGCGACAAATGAAGTTTGGATTGGCAGGTGCATAATATGGGAAGTAAGGATGTACAGATTCGGGCAGTCAGAAGCGATGGTCAAGTGTTTGAATACCACGGGGAAGACTGGGGGCTAATTTCTGTCGAAGGACTGGACTCTCCAGATATTGAAATTTTTCGGAGCAATCGCGGATACGGGAATGGATCCATTATAACCGGAAAGCGAAAGAAGGAGCGACCGATCGATATCGTGGCACGTGAGGAAAATAAGCTACATAATGATGTGGATCGGGCCCGGGCGATTGGTTTTCACAATTCGAACTATACTTTTGATTTGTACTGTACCTATATGGGGGTAACTCGAATTGCGAAGGATTGTCAGCTGGAGAGTATGAAGCTGCCTAATGATAACGTGTGGAAACGTTTGAAACTCTCGGTATCTTATTTGCACCCGGAATCGGATCTCCTGGGAGAAGAAAGCGAGTCAACGACATTTACCGACGTAGATCCGATGTGGCATGTGACGCGTGCATATGCACCGGGCGGAGGCAAGCTATATTTTGGAGTGATCAACCATTCCTCGTCCAAGGTGGTAAATTACCTTGGATCAGAAGATACATACATCAAAATAACGCTGGAGGCAACAGGTCTGGTGGAGGGCATCAATATCGGAGTGGGAAATATTGAGGTCCATATCAATGTTTCCCTGTCCTCTGGAGATATCCTGGAGGTGGATAGTGAAACAAAGACTGTTAAGAAAAATGGGGCGGATGTAGCCCCAGGACTTTATACTGGCGAAAATCTTCCAAAGCTCATCCTGAAATATGGTGATAACGTTGTAAAGGTTTCGGCTGATGATCCGGGGAATACGGCATATAATGCAGATGTTTCGTATGTCGGAAGATATGGAGGGTTGTAATGCTGCAGGGAATTGATTATACAGGAAAGCCGATTGGCAATATCGATTTTATAGAAGCAAGCTGGGACAGAAACTGGAGTGAATCGGGTGACTTCATGGTGTATATGGCTCTGGCAGAATACAATCGTTTGAATGCCTTGGGAATAAAGTATGTTAAAAATGTGGGAAGACCGGAGACGGGAGTTTTCCAGAAACTACAGTATGACAAGGAAACCGAAGGCGCTTTCGCAACCATAAGCGGGTTCTTTTCAGAAAAACTTCTGGATTTTGGATCATATCGAAAGACGCAGGTGATCAATGCATCATCGGCGGCCGCAGTTAAGGCTGGGATCACTACATATATCGGTAATGCGAATGTCGCTGTTGTGGTAGATGGTAAATCATACAAGCCGCTAAAATCAGTTGTAATCGATTCGGGTTCGGTGTTCCCATCTAGTGCTGATATTTCGATAGATCAGGGGAGTCTGATGGGGAATGCGATCTATGATACGATTTCAGATTCTGGATACGGGATCCTAACGAAAATTACAGAGTATCCCGATTCCGATGGATCCGGAGCTCTTGGGCTGAATTTAGCATTCAAGAAAGGCCGCCAGCTGACGAGCGGAGAAACCGGTGTTTTCTTCGGCAAAGCGTATAATAATGTGGATGACATGAGCTATACATTAGATGAGTCGGCGGAAAAGTGCCTATATGAAATCATCCAGGAGGTGGAAGTAGATTATTACAGTGCATTTTCTACATCATATTTTCCGATCAAATACACAGAAGTGGTGGATGGTACGACCAGATATTATATCGGTTGTACTTATTTTTATGCTGGAAATCAGCCGACCAAGATGGGCGCCTGTTATCCGAAGAAGATATTGACCACCTCTCTTTCATCGGATGAATGTGACTTAAAGGTGACGACAGCGGCCAATCAGCAGAAAATAAAAAATTTGATGCAAAAAAAAGCCCGTCTGGATATGCTGGAGAATTACAAAATAGAAACCATTGAGGCCAATGTCATACAGGTGCGATATGAGTATATGAAAGATTATGATCTGGGTGATACCTGTGCAGTTTATATAGATGATCTGGAACAGATGTATTATGCGAGGATCGAGCAGGTTCAGGAAACGCATAAAAACAATATGGTAAATATTAAGCTTGTTCTTGGGACACCAGTCAAGCAGAAATGGAGGGTTAGATAATGGCAGAAATTTATTACCCGTTTGAATCGATCGATACGGGAACTGTCGATGAGCCCGTCTATGATAGAGCAATCACGGCAGAAATGGAGCGGTCGTTTAATAAACTGCGCTATACAAACGGAGTGTTCAGCTCTGTCGGCAGCGGGCTGGCGGTATCCGCTAATAATAACATGACCGTTACCGTAGGAACTGGCGGTGCGCACATCGAGGGTGCGCTATATATCAACACCGCGCCTCTCAATCTGACCGTAGAAGCGGCTAGCGCGTCGCTGAACAGAATCGATCGTGTGGTACTGCAGTTCAATACTTCGGTGTCTGTCAGATCGATCCGCGCGCTGATCAGAACAGGGACAGCCGCGACGAATCCGGTAGCGCCGGAGCTGCGGCAGGAGTCGAACCTGTTTGAGATCGCACTGGCGGATGTATATGTCAAGAAAGGCGCTACAGGTATAGCGCAGAGCGCGATCACCGACCAGCGGTTAAACTCTGCGCTGTGCGGCTTCGTCGTAGCGGCGATCCCATCTAGCGTAGACACAACAGGGCTGTTCGATCAGTACCAGACCGCATTAAATGAATGGCTCGACACGGTGGCTGCGGCCCTGGACGACACTCTGGCGGGGAATCTGCAGAACCAGATCACCGCACTGGGAACCAGATTGACCGCAGAAGAGAACAAGGTACAGCCGATCAATAAGGGCGGTACAGGAGCTACTACAGCGGAGGACGCCTTGACTGCATTGCTAGAAAACAAAGCCCTCCCTATCTCGAAGGGCGGAACTGGCGCAACAACGGTGGCTGAGGCTAAAAATAACTTAGGGCTTAAATACACCGGAAACGCCGTAAGTGCAAGAGGAAATGTCGAAAAATTATCTCTCGCAGCTGCGGCAATTACAAAAATACCATTAAATACATGGGATGTACGCAATAATACGGCTTTTACCTTTTCGGGCAATGGAGTGAAATGTCCTTATACGGGCACTGTGATTGTGAGCGGTTCCGTGTATATTGTGAGCGGCGGAAGCTCACAAACAAAAGGGTGCTACCTACAAAAAAATTCGGCAGAAATTGCAAGCCAGTACATTGATTCGGGAAGTGGGGCCATAAGCGCGGGAACAGCTATTATTTCGGTAAATGCTGGTGATATCATCACTTTGAACGCGCGGACAAGTTCGGTAGGAACGGCTGCCCCGAATAACATCGCAACGCATCTTGATATAGCGTATATACAGTAAGGAGGAAGAAGTATGCTAGAAGAATTATTAAATAAATATGGATTGCCTTCACTCGAAATATTTCGGAAAAATATGCAACCGGGTGAAAGTGAGATTATGTATTACGAACAGTTTTTAAAATCTACTGACCATATACCGCTAAAGTTAATTGAAGGCTCTGTAGCATCTTCCGATGTGGCGGAAGAATTGAAGTATCGGGAAATTGCTCGGCAGGAAATCGCAAGGCTTGAAGGCAAGCCGAATGAGCCGAAAGCGGACAAGATAACGCTGGACGCACGCATGACTAACATTGAGGCGGATGTATTTAGCATGGCAGTAGACCATGAAGAACGAATCATTATGATGGAACTCGGACTGACCGAGTAGGAAGGAGTAAAAATGCTTTACAGAATGTTAAAAAGACTGATTGAGTTAGGGAAAGCAGAAGGACTGGAAGAGAGAATCGACGTATTCTTTGCAGCCGGAAAAATCACAGAGGATCAGTACAACGAACTGATCGAGTTACTGAAAAATGAAACGATTAAGGTGGAAAAATAACAACTATTTGGTAAGTGGAAATAAACAGTTTATAAGCAGGGAATATGCCCTGTTTTTTTAGTACAGAAAGTGAGGTATGAAAAATGAAAAACGAAACAGCAAAAGCAGTTATTAGGTTGATCGTGACAGCGATGTTAATGGTGAATATGTGTCTGACATTAGCGGGCAAGAATCCGATCCCATTTGACGAAGCGCAGTTCACAGAATTTCTGACAATGTGTGCAGCTGGTCTGTCTACTCTGTGGATCTGGTGGAAGAACAATAACATCACCAAGACCGCCAAGGAAGCGCAGGGGTATAAGAAGGCTCTGCAGGAAGATGGCGATGGATCTGATAGTCAGGAGGTAAGCGATGAAGTTTAAAGATGCACTTGTATTTATGAAAAAGGGAGGACTTGTGAAGCTTCCGTCTTGGGGCGGTTATTGGTACTGGGATTCTGAAAAAGAAACCATCATGATGCGCACCAAAGAAGGTGATGTTTTGGACATCCGAGAAACGCAGAGAGTCGAATATACGGTGCTCAATATTTGTTCTGATAATTGGCTGGATGCCCATGAAGAAAATTGCCCTATTCTCGGAGGAAAAGCTCGCTTTGACTTCGGCGAGGCTATCAAGTATATGAAGCGTGGTTTCAAGGTATGCCGCGAGGGTTGGAACGGAAAGAAACAGTACATCCAGCTGGCAAGCGGCATTTCGTACAAGACGGCGGAAGGTGAAATTGTAAATTGTGAACACGACGCTATTGGAAATCAGGCTATCGCATTCGTCGGTACATCCGGCGTGCAGATGGGGTGGCTTGCGAGTCAGGCGGATATGCTGGCAGAAGACTGGATGTTTGCAGAATAGGAGGAAATAAAATGTTAACAGTATCTCAATATCAGCGTGGGTTGGCGCACTATTATGGTTGTTACAAGGGCGAAATCGACGGTAATGCGGGTCCAGCAACAAAGAAAGCAGTGCGGAAGTTCCAGAAGCTCCGCGGGTTAGCGCGGGACGGTAAATACGGACCAAAAACAAATGCTGCTCTGGTATCGGTTGTGATGCAGATTCAGGCAATCGTGGGCGTAAAGCAGGACGGCGTATGTGGGCCTGCTACCGTGGCAGCCATCAAAGCAAAGCAGAAAGCGTGGGGCCTGGTTCAGGACGGCATTTGTGGTCCGAAATTCTGGGGCAGATATAACGGTAACGGAACATCCACGGCTTCCGGCGGATCCAGTGCGCATTTTCGCAAGGCAGAGTTTAGGTGCAAATGCGGCGGTCGTTACTGCAACGGCTATCCAGCAGGCAATACATCTGCGAAGCTGCTGAATATCCTGGAAAAGATCCGGGCGCATTACGGCAGGCCGGTCAGTATCAGATCTGGCCAGAGATGCAATCGGCATAACGCCCAGGTTGGCGGAAATAAGAATTCGTCTCACAAAAAAGGCAAGGCAGCAGATATCTACATCAAAGGTATCTGCGATACCGCATCCGGCAGAAAGCAGGTGGTAGCGTTGGCGTATAAATATGGCGCGAAATACTCCTACGCCAATACTAGACAGATGGGGACATCGGTACACATCAATGTGTAG